CTCCAGAGGCATGAACTGCATCTGGAGGCCCTCTACGTAGTCGAGTTCATCAACTACGTGCCATGCTGTGGTCCACGCTTGCGCGTGCAAAGCAGAGCAAGAGTCTAGCTAACTTTTGTCTCTCCGTAAGGAGCGTGGCGGTGGGGGTAGCTCCCCCATCCACCAGTTGCCACACAAGGAGAACGGCAATGTTTGATGTGCTGTTCAAATTGTGTTTCCGCCTAAAGACGGATTTAAAGGCAGTTGGTGAGGCCCTGCGTACAAGGTCCTCGTGGCCTCCGCTTGACGAAGGCGGTGTACCTGGGTCAGAGTATCACTTACCTCTTGAGGCATCACCCTACGGTAGAGATTACCGTGCGGGAAAGTGCGTCGGCCCTGGGAAGGGTGTAGAGTGTGATGCTGCTTTGGTGTCAGTCGGCCGTGAGGCCGCGAATGACCCTTTATGGGTTGACACAGTCCAGGAGTCGAGATGACGACTGGATCTTGGGACACTGGCTTTACCGGAAGTACTGTACGTACTATCGACCAGAAAATCTGGTCGGGTGCAGACAGACCCAAGGTTCCCTATGTGCGACCGGAGAAGTATACCATCTTTCGGGATGGGAAAACTTATACGATTCGCCCTAGGGGTGGCCAGGCACGTCGACCGAAGCGTAGCATGGACGAGCCACACGCGTATTCAATGACGCGGTACTCGGGACATGACGAGCGGGTCTTCTACATTAATAATAATGGAGACCCCGGCACGTATTGGGCGGGTGATTTTACAAATTACACGCACGATGACGGCACTTCGGCTGACGTCGAACAGCTAGGTGGGAATGATCTCGCCAAAGCAATCGCGAAGCTTCGTGAGAAGATCTTCGGCTCCGACTTTAATGCGTCGGTGTTCCTGGGAGAGGGTCATCAAGCCCTCGAACTTATCACAGGGTCGGCAACTCGGATTTACAAATCCTTGAAGGCCCTGAAGAAGGGAAACATTGGCGATGCCACTGCCACCCTGCTTGCCGGCACAACCCGTGCTGGCACGCTTAAGTTCAAGCATACCCCTGGGAAGGGGTCGCTTTCCAAAACTCTCAGCCAAAACTGGTTAGAACTCCAGTACGGCTGGCTGCCTCTTTTGAAAGATGCAGAAGCGGGCGCTCAAATGCTCGCAAATTTGGTCGAGGTTCCGTACCGTAAGAAGTACAACGCCTCGGTGTTCAGGGCGAAGCGCTCCCACAAAACGGGTGGCGGTTCGGTTCCCCTGGACAAACGATACTCTTGGGAGGTTCTCTCCGAAGAGCGGCTCAAGGTCACAGTTTTTATGACCGAGAAACCGTCTACTGCAGCAGCCCTCGGGCTCTTGAATCCAGAAAATGTGGCCTGGGAGTTACTCCCTTGGTCATTTGTTGTCGATTGGTTTATACCGATCGGTCAATATCTGGATGCTCGTGCGGTAGGATCGTGCGTGAGTGGGACATGGGTGGTGAGCCATATCTTGAAGGCGTTTCGGGGTAATATTACCGGAGCACTACCTTCAGGTGGGTATTACCACCGTTATAACCACTTCACTCGTTCCGTTAGTTCGTCCGCGCCTTCTCTCCCTTTACCTTCCTTTAAGGGACTAGACAAGGCTGCCTCATGGCAGCATTGTGCGAACGCTATTGCTTTGCTTACCCAGCTAAAGAAATAGCGTGAAGGCGTGTTAAAACTTCGCTAATGGTCGAGTTGCGAACGACCACTTTGTAACAATTGCCGGTATTCCGGTCAGGCCAACTGTATGTCACAGCAAGCCAATATCACCGTCTTCGACGGTGCTGCAACCCCTGTCTCGCACACTCTTGTGGGCGAGTCCATCGAGCGTCAGCCCGATGGCACGATTGTGGCGAAGTGGAAGGAGTCCCTCGCGGGAGTCCCAGACTACGCTCAAGTACGTGTCACCATGACGAAGCGTAAGCTTCCGAGTGGTGTGTTCAGGGTTTCTTCGCGCGCAGAAGTTCCAGTGATGGAAGCAATCAACGCGCAAAACTCGTCCGGTTATACGGCGCCTCCCAAGGTGGCGTATACCGACACCGTGGAAACGGTGGGGTATTTCCACGAGCGTGGCATTGTCACTGGCCGCCGTCTTGCACGGCAGCTGGCTGTCAATGTCATGGGGAGCATCTCGACCACCGTCACACCAGTGACGACTGGCCCGGCACCTGAGCTGTTTGATCAGCTTATCGCCGTGACCTGAAAGGCAGAAGCCTTCCAGGTCGAGAGCTTTCCCGGGCTATTTACTATAGCCCTATCGCTCCCAATTGGGCTCTCGCGAGCCCAGTTTCCAACCTTTTATACTCTTATGGAGCAAACATGCGAAAGTTATCGCACTGGCTGGAGGAAATGTCCCCGAGTGAGTCTGTTGACCTTTATCGGGAACTAGCACTCTCACACGCCCGGGAGGGCGGTGCTAGCGGAGAGCGGATAGCCGAATTAATAATCGGCGACCGTGAGCGTCCCTCGGGGCGTCTTCGCGAACTTTGTGAGTTCGAGTTCAGCTACAAGGGTGAACACCTGACGGCTAACAGTGTTTATCACTGTCGTCAGGCTCTTGCGTTCTTCCAAAAGATCCGTGACCTAGAGATAGGCATTGATCGGGAGGCGCAAGCGCTCAAGAAGTTTCTCGAAGCCGAAGAGCTTTGTAAATCAACTAATGACCTTCTAAGGAAGGCGAGACGTGGTGAAGTTTGTCTCTCACCACGCGTCGAGGCCGTTTTCCATGCGGCACGTCGGAAAATTTCTCGCATTCTAGGGGAGGTTCCTCGCTTTGAGGATTTGGATTTACACTTCGGACCTGGTGCCACGCGTGCAACCAGACGAAAGGATGCTTCTATTCGCCGCAAGCTTGCGGAGAAGCTCCAGTGTAGCGAAGAACTCTTTGGGAGCGTTCCCTACGTCCTTGAAGAGTTGCCCCATCTCGTTGACATCCACTCAGTCCTGGATAGGACTGACGAAGATGGATTCGAGTGGAGCCGAGTACCGGTAGAAATTATTCCGGCTAAACTCAGCTTCGTCCCGAAGAACGCAAAGTCGCTAAGGTCAATTTGCACCGAGCCTGGGTTGAACACACTTGTTCTTCTCGGCATAGGTGCGCATATGGCTCGTCGACTTGCGGCGTTCGGTATCGACATACGTGACCAGACGCTTAACCAGCGTCGGGCTTGCGAAGGGTCGTTAACGGGGGATTTAGCAACCCTCGACCTGTCGTCCGCGTCGGACACCATCTCTACTGAGCTGGTGTACGAATTACTTCCTTTGGATTGGGCCACGTTCTTAGACAGAGCGCGGTCCAAAAAGGTGATTTTGCCAGATGGCAAAATCATCAGCCAGGAGAAGTTCTCGTCAATGGGGAATGGGTTTACCTTTCCCCTGGAGACTCTGATTTTCTGGAGTCTGGCTGCTTCCTGTTGCGAAAGCGACACGGAGGCTACAGCCTACGGTGATGACCTCATCGTACCAACCAAAGCTTACAGTCTGCTTGTTGAAGCGCTGTCAGTTGCGGGGTTCGTTGTGAACCTGACGAAGTCGTACCACGACGGCCCATTCAGGGAGTCATGTGGGAAGGACTACTTTTTGGGAACCGATGTTCGCCCCATCTATAGTAAAGGATGGGTAAGCGGACAAAGCCTCTTCGTTCTACATAACTTTTATGTAAGACGAGGGGATACGGAACGCGCTTCCAGAGTGGAATCTTGGATCCACCCAGCGCTCCGTATCTATGGTCCGGACGGGTACGGTGACGGGCACCTGCTAGGAGATCATCCTAAGCGGCGCCCGGCCCGGTATACCGACCGTGGCTATTCAGGCTACTTCTTCGACACGTTCGTGACTCGATCTACTAAAGATCTTGTCGCCCTCGGGAGAGGGGAATATGTCGTGGCATTGTACTCTATTTACCGCCGGTCTGGCGGAGATGAGTACCTACCGATTGAGCCCGATTGCGGTTCTCTTGGTGGAACTCCTTTCTTCGAGGTCTATAGATCTCGAGGTAAGGGAGAGATGCGTACTGCTCCTCTGCCTTTGCCGTCTGGCAAAGATGGGGAGAAACACTTACCCCTCCCAGGGGTGAGTGGGTACAAGAAGATAACGGTGTACACACTCCGGGGCTAATCACCCCAAGCCTACCATTTTGGTAGGAGCGAAAGCTGG